CTCGACTACTCCACCGCTAGTGCCTGGACTAGAATCATAGTCTGCATAAAACAAACCAGTCTCATTCGCCTTGTCCCTGTCCTGGTAGACAGCACCTCTGCTGCATCCAAGAACTCTGTTCTCGCAAATGTGAAACACTGTCGCAAACTTTGGAATTGTAAACTCCGAAATAGGTTCGCGCACCTTGACACCAATTGTCGCACCGTCAAAACCCGAATCAATGCAACACATCACATCTCGTGCTGTACAGTCCCACTCGGGACGGGAAAACTTGCCCAACGAATGAACAGTCCACTGCTTCGCTCCCTTCTTGAAGGTACGATAATATGGCGTCCAAATCATCAGGTCTCTAGTCACGTACAGTGACGTATCACCACACTCTGCAAACGTAGTGTATGAATGCATCGTAGAAAAGACCGCGGTGTTACCGTGGCCGTCCTTGATGACAAACGCACCAGTCAGAGTTTTGATAAACTTCTCTCCCTGTTCCGTAGTTTTGTATCCAATGAAGAAATCTCCTTTCGGAGGAGTAGTTCCAGTCTTCACGCCACTCGCAATGCACTCAGCGCCCTTTGATGTAACGATGAACGTCCACTTCAGAGTACCAGTTGTAACACCGCTTATGGGCATTCCGTCTGTAAAAATCGCAGTCTGCTCCATGGGCACCTCAACATCGTTGATCCCGTAAAGCCACTGTTTCCTCTTGTACACAAACTTACCATTCTTGACAACACTCTTGTTAACAAAATGATAACCCCAGCCCGTACAATAACAGTACAAAATTGTTGGTACCGTGAACAAATGCAAGAACCCACACACGTTCGCACCTATGTAATCGTCCATGTAAAGCCATGCGACGGTCCACTGGCCAAGGAAAGCGACTGCAAGCCGGAGCACCCACCGTGAAACGGAGTATGCCAAAAGGAGCTTGCGAGCGCACCTTCGAAAGATGACCATGGGACCAACATAACAAACAAGTCCGCACACTAGCACAAACGCCGTTAAGGCAATCGCACTGAGGCTGATGTTTCTCATCTTGTCCAACTCTTCCTCGACAAAACCAAAAACCATGTCCTTGTAAGATTGGACAAAGTTCTGAAGTTCCACATTTTCTTTCATCTTCTTCAACGCTTCGAGATCGTTGAAGTACTTGGGTGAACCAAATAACTTCCACGGACCTTTTGAAACC